TCTGTATAATATCTATATGAAAAGAAAAAGGAAACCACATTTTCCTAGATGAATGAGTGTGGAGGTTATGTCTGAACATACACTGAGGGATGAAAATGCCCTCCCCAATTTAACAATATAACAAAGGAGAGCATTATGCCAGTAAAATTTAAACCAAGTGCAAAGAAATATGTCAGAGGCGTACCAGCAAGTAAATTACCTATGGAACACTTCTACATCAAAAACACACCAAAACAAGAGTTGTTTGAGTACATCAACGACAGAGGTTCAAACATGAAACCTAAAGTAAGACAGAAGTGTCTAAACGAACTAGTCCGCAGAGGTATAGTTATCGAGTGGAGTGAGGTGAAGTCATGAAGTGGGGTGGTAAAGCAGTACATAAAAGTCATGTAAAGAAAACATCACAGGGCGATTCACACAGAAATATGTCCCTCAACAAGAACAAACACAAGAAGCGTTCGTTCAAGAAGTACAGAGGACAAGGCAGATAAGTGGGCAAAATAATACAGTTCCCTACTCGGAACGAGTCCACTAGGTTAGTAGAGGAGTTAGAGGTATACGAGGCAGAAATACAAATGTGCCTCACTGACCTACAAGATTTAAACGAACACATTGTTGAGTTGACAGCAGAGTATGAGCATCTACTCAACAAATTGTGTACAATGCAAGGCATTAAATTGCCAGAGGAATTATGAGTAAGAAAGCGAAACAATTAGAACAACACATACGCGACATGAAGTATCGTATGGAATTAATCAGAACAGTAGTGCCAGTACTAGTGCTAATTCTACAAGTTTTTATACTAGGTAGAATACTATGAAGAAAGGCAGTATGCAATACGACCAGTATGGTCGCAAAAGAAAAGTATCTCATCTATACAAAAGTACAAAAGCGAAACCAAACTTTGATGTACAGATGAAGAAAAGATTTAGAGATGTGAGTGACATACCTAGTATGCCTGTTGGAGAGTACAAAACTCCAGAGGACAACTCATATAAACAAGACATCAGTAAGCAGTATACAGTATCAATTGCTTACAACAAAGGTGCGTACCAAGTGATACCAAAGAAGGAGATAAAAGACATTGGAAAATAATAAGATTTATGGAAATAAAAGACACTATGCAGTAGGCATGGAAGCAAATGGTAGTAAGATATCGAAGATAAACTACCCAGCAGATACAAAACCTAAGTATGCACATTGGGAATGTCCTTCAAGGAACTGTAAACATATGTTTATAACTTTAGAGGATGGCAGAACAATTCGTGATGATGAACTCTTACTCAAAAAAGAGTGGGATTCAATTCAGAAAGCAGAAAAGTTTATATCTGAAATCAGTGGAGGAGTGGCGTAATGAGTAAAATTAATGACTACGCAAGATTTGTAGACTCTTGTACTTCAGATACTAGTAAAGATACGACCAAAATGTGTGATAGACTAGATAAACTTATGGGAAATCACACTATGCAGAATGGTGTATTGATTGACTGTGAGATAGATATGGCAAGATTGATGACTGCCTTGATAGGAATGATGGCAGAGTCGGGAGAGTTTGCTGAAGTAGTGAAGAAGAAAGTGTTTCAGAACGATACACAGTTCACAAACGAAGAAGTTTTTCACATGAAAAGAGAGTTAGGAGATGTACTTTGGTACTGGGTTCAAGGGTGTATAGCACTTGGGTTCACTCCTGACGAAGTAATGGACGAGAACATTAACAAACTAGAGAAGAGATATCCGAATGGTTTTGAGGTGATTCGTTCAGAAGTAAGGGCAGAAGGCGATATCTAATGCTGTTAAGAGGAGAGTTCGACATACACATCATGAACGCTTGTAATTTAAGTTGCAAGAACTGTTCAGTATTAGATTTTAAGTATGGAGATGACCAAGAAGGTAAGATAGTTAATAGTTTTTTAACAGTTGAACAGGTAAAAAGACAGGTAAAATTGATAAAAGATAACAATTATCAACTAGAAACAATAAAAATACTTGGGGGCGAACCAACACAGCACCCCAAGTTCCCTGAAATCGTTGACTTCTTAATAGATTCAGAGGTTGCCAAAGAGGTGCATGTAAATACAAATGCCCTCCATATGACTGAAGAAGTAATAAGTGCATGTTCGAAACTGGATAAAGTACTCATTAGTATATATCCTTTGGTCGATGTCAACACTAATGTATTAGGTAAGTATAAAGAAAGTGGTATTTCGAAGCAATTTAAAAAGACACATCTATCAGTGATAGCATCTTTTGAAAAGTTTGGAGTGCCACAACCTAATATGGAGTACACTCAAGAAGGAAATTGGGATAGATGTTGGCAGAAAGACAACTGTAGAACGCTAGAAGGAGAGATATTATATCAGTGTGCAGTCTCTCATGGTAAAAAAGAAGAAGGTATACACATATCAGAGTGGGGAGATAAACTAGATACAATGTTAGATTTATGTAAGACTTGTCCTTTTCCACCAGCACACGAACAGTGGACAAGTTTAAAACCGAAGAAAGATTACAGAAACCTACACAAAGGACTAAAGTTGTGGGAAGATTATAACAACAAAATTAAAATTAAGGAGATTTAACATGGCAAATCATGTACACTTTACAATTCAAGTACAAGGAATTGAAGATGAACAGTTTAACTCTCAAGTTAAATGGGAGAAAAGAACTATCAAAGACTGGAATGGCAACGATATGGAAGTCAATCAGATTGTAGAACTAGAAGAACAACCATTCATGGATGTAGGAGAGAAACTTTATACAGAACAGGGATGGATGGAGAACTCATACGACTGGTACTGCGATAACGTAGGTGCTAAGTGGTGTCACATTGACGAAATGCAAGATGGATATATTACTGGTTACAGTGCTTGGAGACAACCACATGAAATGGTATTAAATATACTAGAGCATTTTGCTAATAAGTACAATACCGAAGTAAGTGGTAGTATGACTTATGAAGATGAGTTTAGAAACTTCATGGGTAAGCAATATTATGGAACAGTTTGTGGAACAGTTTATGATGAGGATGAGGTCTGGAGTGCTTGGGAAGGAGACTACTGTGAGACTGATGCAGATGAACTTATGGTAGCATTTAATGAACTCTATCCTAGTATTGACACTGAATCAGAGGACTTTGATTACTATGGAGAGTACAAAGTCGATGGAGAAACTATCTATCCTAATGAAGTATTAGATGAGATAGCAGATAAATTCTGGGAGGATTGCTAATGACTGAACATACAGAGTTAGTTGAAAGACGAAGGGTTTACCTAGCTGCAGAGGACTGGGGTAATAAGATATGTCAACACTATGCTTGTAAAAATGGTGGTGACTTAGGATTTGGAGAGGGCTACTTTGTTTACTATAATAATGGAGCAGTACATAAACTAGAGGGTAAGAACATAACAATAGTACAACCCCCACAGTCAATTGAGGAGGTAATAGATGCGTATACTAGAAAGGATAATTAGTAGAATTCTAGAGTGGTCGTTCCAAAGAACAGCAGATAAACAATGGAGAAACAGAAAAAATGGCAGTTAATTACACACAAGACCAAGTAGAGTATATAGTAAACCAGTATAGATTAGAACCAACTAGAGAAACTGTGGAAGAATTATCACAAGAACTTAACAAGAGTGTGAAATCTATTATAGGAAAACTATCAAGAGAAGGAGTGTATAGAAAAACCGAGTACACAACCAAAGCGGGTGAGAAACCAGTCACCAAACTAGAACTGGTAATTGAATTAGGAGAAAGATTAGAACTACAGGAATGGGAACTAGCAGGACTAGAGAAAGCACCCAAGACTGCATTAAAAGCATTAAGGAGAAAAATATGAGAGTATGTAAATTAGTAAAAGCTGGAGAGAACCTTCAGACAATAGACAAGCATGGTATATATGCAGAGGTATTGGAACTTATCGAAAGTCCCAGCGGGTATAAAGCAAGACTAGAATTCGCTGATGGACACAAAGACTTGATATCAGTACGCAGACTAAGAATGCTACAGAGTGAAGTACCTAAGTCAAGAGGAAGTTTCTGGGACTAAGGGAGAATCACTTACAATTTGACCCAACTTGTTTGGGTTTTTTTGTGCTTAAAAAATTTTGAATTGGCACAAGTTGTGTAGATTTTTGATAAGTTTATAGTAATTAAGTGTTATAGTGAAGTTATTAAGCTCATGAGTTGAGCTTAGTCGATACTTGGTTGTATCTTGTTGATATTGATTATACAATTAACACTGTATCTCTTTCCTAGATTTGAATACTCGCTTTCACTCTCGCTTCGCTTCGTTCAAGCTCTTAGTATCAGTTAGGAAGAACCAGTGTAACTGGTAGTTTGTATTGACTGTATATCAAATTATACATTTATTATATCACAACTTTTATCATAATGCAAGAAGTGTTTTTCCTAGGGGTATGAAATTGTGTATTCGGGTGGGTATGATGAATAAGAAAATATATTATTCTTTCATTGAGGGATGTGAAATTTAGTTCTATTGTTCAAGGAATTTTCGATAGGTTAGATTCTCTTTGTGATTCGTAATCTTCTTTCGAGTTGAAATGCTTTTCGTGCCTCTATCTCTCGTGTTCTTTTCCTATAATTGTTCGCTTGATTTCTTTTAACATTGGGTTTGATGTAGTATTTTCTTTCTCTTACTTCTTCTTTTATCCCAGCATTGTCACATTTTCGCTTGAAAATACGCAGTGCTTTTTCGAAGCTCATGTTCTTAGCATCAACTCTTGGCATCTGACCTCCTGTTAAAAGTCCAACCACGTTTCCTTAGATAGTATACTAATGAGGTGACTGACGCTGGGCTCCTGTCCAGTGCAAGTGCGATATCTTCCGTTGACTTTACATTGTAATGCCGTTTGATGTATTCTTTTTCTGTAGTAGTCCATGTTCTTTTCATTCTTATATTATACAAAAATTTTAATCGAATGTCAAGAACTATTTTTAGGTATGTTGAACTTAGTTCTTGACTTATGCTCGCAAAGTTGCTATAATATTATCTATGATAGAAAATGATATAAGTTATGGAATATTTGTAGTTATGTGTGTAGGTATTGCTTGGACACTAGGAAAACAAGTTGGAATTAGAAGCACGATAGATTATCTTGAAGACAAAGGTCTACTAGAGTTTGATGACTCTGAAAAATAGTTCTTGACATCAAGGTTAATTTTTGATATAATTATTTAGTAAGTGATAGAATTCACTTGCATATTGGTGCGTCTACCGTAAGGAGGCGTGAATTATTTACTGAAAAGGAATTATGGAGAAAATTATGAGTATAGATTTAAGCAAATTTTGGCTTGGATTGGATATGCCCACATTGCCGTCTTACACGGATGCAGCATATCCTAGATATAACCTAATCGAAAAGGCAGGAGACTATCGTATAGAAGTTGCAGTGCCAGGGTGGAAAAAAGAAGAGTTGGAGATAGTCTTTGATAACAAAGAACTCCACATCAAGGGTAAAAAAGAAACAAAACTAGGAGTAGATGAAAATTTTATTCATCAAGGATTAAGTTTAAAGTCTTTTGAACGAAGATTTATTCTAAACGCCGACCTACAAGTAGAAGAAGTAAGTCTACAAGACGGATTGCTGACAATCAGACTGTTACGAACTCCAGATTCCAAGAGGAAAATCTTGGAGATTAATTGATGAAAACATTATCAAAAGTTCGTGATAGTATATGTGAGAACGGAGAGTTCTGCAACATGGTAGCTAATTATACATTAGTGATAGCCTTCGGTGGCATAATGGTGCAGAGTGTTACAGTACTTACTTAAACTGTCAGAATGTATTAGGGGAGCTTCGGCTCCCCAACCTATAGGAGAAAATATGCAAATTTCAATAGAGGGATTATCCCTAATCAAAAAATTCGAAGGTATGGAGACAGAAGCGTACAAGTGCGCTGCTGGAGTATGGACTATCGGATATGGACATATTAAAGATGTCAAAGAAGGAGATGTAATTACTAAAGCAGAAGCAGACGAGATGTTAGTACATGAGATAGAGGAGTACGAAAACTATGTGAACACAGCCGTAACCGTTCCACTTTCTCAGTGCCAATTCGATGCAATTGTATCATGGGTGTTCAATCTAGGTAATGGAAATCTTCGCGCTTCAACTATGTTGAAAGTCATCAACGCTAGCGACCATGCTGGTGTACCTGCTCAAATCAAAAGGTGGAACAAAGCAGGTGGTAAAGTATTAGAAGGACTAATCCGAAGAAGAGAAGCAGAAGCTCTACTATATGAAGGAAAAGACTGGAGCAATGTCTAAGTTTCTAGATAAAGTAGGTGAGTGGTGGTTTTGGTTTAAAAACCTGTTCATTACTTATTATAGTCTCAAAGTGAGCTATAATGCTACTTGGGGAGACGCAGACGACCAAGAGTTTATCGTCAAGAAGTTCATCAAAAAACAACCAAAGTTTATATCATTCATCACAGAAGAAGGAGAACTAGTAGAAATTAGTGGTGCTGATGGACTTAACTACAGGATTCAAGAATTATGAACCAATTAACAATAGGTGGATTAGTTGTATTAGGAGGTCTATGCTACTTTCTGTACAGTCAGAATGAAACCTTAAAAGAAAACAATATCAAGTTAGAAAATGCAGTGCAAGCCCAGCAAGAGGCAATGGACACACTGCGAGAGTCTTATGAAAAACAAGGTAAGTCTCTTATGAATATGTCTAGAAGAAACTCAGAAATAGAAGCTGAAAAAGCAGAGTATCTTGCAATATTTAGCAGACACAATTTAGATATGTTAGCATTGAAAAAGCCTGGACTTATGTCAAACAGGTTCAACAATGGTAGTGAAAAAGTGATGGAGGGAATGGAAGATGATACAGAAAAGTTATACGAGCTTACTGTGCCTAGCACTGACGATAAGTAGTTGTAGTTTACTTCCTACTAAGAAAGTAGAGATAGTATCAAAACCAATTGAAATCGACATCATGCAACCTGATTTACCAAGACCAGTAGAGCTTACAGCTCCTCAGTGGTGGGTAGTATCAAATGCAAGAATTACAAACCCCTGTATCAAAAGAGTACAAGATGATGGCAGTATGAAAAGACCAAAGACTTGTCTCAAAGAAGATACAGAAAATCCAGATTGGCCAGAAGGTTATACCTACCTAGACCAGTTCTTGGACGAAATGAAAGAACAAAACAATGGAGAAGTATTATTTGTAGGGACAACCATTGGAGATTATAAAGTCATGTCAGAAGATATGCAAGAATTAAAAAGGTACATCAATCAACTAGGAGAAGTAGTAATATACTATCGAACAGTCACAGCTCCAAGCGAGAAAAAAGATGAAAAATGAAAAAACTTTTAATAAACAATCGAGAAATACTAAATACTTTAGATAAATTAGCAACACAAGTGTTGCAACACCCCACTACTTTTAAGTATACACCACCACCAAACGTGACAATGGCAAGACTAAAACAAGTAATGGATGCAGATGATGGAACAATAGAAGAGTGTAATGGAGTAGACTACTCAGGTAGACATTTTAATACAAATGAATATAGACATTACAGTACACATGCGACAGGTATAAAAGATTTTAACCAAAGAACTCCTTGCTCTTTGAAGTATAGTTTTTTACATTGGTTAAGAAATACAACGAATAATCAAGCGTGGGAACTAGATACTTGGGAAATACAACCAGAATATCATGGATGGACTCCATGGCATAGTGGAAAAAACAAACCAGTGAACTTTGTTAGATTTATATGGAACTCAGGAACTGGTGTAACGAACTATGTATCAGAAGGTAAACACTATAAATATAGGGACTCTAAGTATACAGGACAAAAGTGTTGGAACTGTTTAGTAGGAAAACTAGATGGAAGACAGTACTTGTCCGATAGAAATATAGGTAATCATAAAAGAGTAATTATACAGCTTACTATACCTTCAAAATATAATGCAGCAGTAGATGAATTTTTACACATCTTAGGAGAAGGTCAGAGCGAAAGACTGTTAAATTTACCACACCATATTCTTCCAGCGTCATAATGTTTGACTTTATTAGAATGTTGTTTTGGAGAAAAGAGTTAGACTCCTCTTCAAAGTGGTTTGATAAAAACCAACCTGCACAAGACAGATTCTGGGAGTTAGAAGATTGGAATGAAGAATTAGAAGAAAGAATTATTAAATTAGAAAATGCACTTAACAACATCAACGATAAAATCAGTAGCAAGTAGAAATGTTTGGAGCAGCGATTGGACTGCACCTTTCTGCGATGCGATACTGTTCTATAAAAAAGGAAGATATAATCACACTCATCCCGAGTGGAAAGCTCATTGTCAAAAAATTATAAAAGAATTAGATATATCAGTAAAGCATAAAGGATATGAGACTCCTTTTAAAATAACTCTTATTCGTTTTACTCAAAACGGATTCCACCAAGCACTATCAAGAAAAGCGATTTATATATCTATAGGAGATAACCTTTCGCTCGGCGCATACAAAAAAACACCTGACTTTTTATATGGAGAAATAGATAAAGTGTATGCTACCCCTTCTTGGACAAATGATTTTTGGCACGAGAAAAAGATATGGAATCAGGATTTAGTAGATACCGAATATAGTGTAGTAGGAAACATGGGATGTAGTCTGGTCTACCCACAAGAAGGTAATATGTTTATAGAGGTATTATATAAATGAAAGATGATATAGTTAATATACCAGAACACCCTGGAGGTGCTGGACTAACAGAAGATAAAGTGCCAAACACAGACCCTGTGCTAATAAATAATGGAGATTGGAGAAACTATGTCCAATTAGGTACAATGTATATAACAGTAGACAAGCCAGGCACAGCAGACCCTTCAATGATAAGTAATGAAGATTGGAAGAACTACAAACCAAATGGACCTCAAGAAGTACAGTTAGAAACTCATGGTGAAACTGCACAAGACCCTCTAGTACAGTTTAATAACAATATGCACCCTACCAATGATTTAACAGGGGTTGTTACAGGCATGGGGAAACCTTGTCCACCAGACGGAGGTACTGGAAAAATGACACCAAATACAGACCCTACATTAGTAGGTTCAGACTGGAACAACAATGGTTCAAGTTATTCTGATGCACATGAGAAGCAGAAACGAATATTTCAAAGAGAAATAACACAATTAAAAGTAGCACCTAAAAGGTCTAAAACATTAAAACCAGGAATACCTATATTTATAGGTGCTAGTGACCATAAATGTGACAAAATACAAGAAAAGATACTAGCATACACTCTACAGAAGAACTCAGCAGCTAAACTAGACATAACCTTTCTGAGAGCTAGTATGTTTCCTGGGGTATCTGCTATGGGTTGGGGTACTCCATTCACAGGATTAAGATATGTTATCCCAAAACTTATGGGATTTAAAGGAAAAGCAATCTATATGGATATGGACATGATTAACTTTAGAGACATAGAAGATTTTTATAATATAAATCTATATGGTAAACCTTTTGGTATGGTATGGGACACTAAGTTTAATGGACATGGAGGATACTGTGATAGTATGCTATTGATGGATTGCTCAAAAACAAATGAGTTTTTTACTTGGGAAGAAGCACATGATTACTATGAGAAGAAGTGTGGATTCAAATGGGTTTTTGCAGAAAGAGTAAAGAAGTATGAAGACAAAGACAAACCTATGCAAAATGAAGCAGTAGTAAGACTAGATTCTAGATGGAATTGCTTTGATGGAGATATAACAGATGGCATACTAAGTAATGATGGTAAACTACCTAGGTATGACTTAGACCAAATATTCCAATTACATCTTACAGCTTTGAGTTATCAACCATGGCATAGTTCATATTTGATGAGTGCAAAAGCAACTCACATGCGACCAGATGTATCAGATTATTGGTGGGAATTAGTAGATGAGGTAAATAGTCTTGAATTTTAAAGAGCTACTAGGCCCAGTGGGTGTTGACCGATTTTACGAGCAGTATAAGGGCAAAAGACATTTTATAATTAAGTCCGAAGAAAACAAGTTTCATGATTATTTTAGTTGGAAAGAATTTGATAACTATTTAAATCAATACAAAATTGGACAATGGGACAGACTAAATCAATTACAAATTGTAGATAACAAGGGAAGATGGTGCAAGAAAAAAGACCCAAAACCTAGAACTAGAGAAGAAATGTTTAGGCTTTGGAACGAAGGACACAGTTTTATACTGACACTCAGTGAGTTTTTAAACAAAAATTTATGGAGACAGTGCCAAGAATTTGAAAAGCACTATGGTGGCGGACAAGCAAACATATACTGTAGTAAAAGAGAAGATGCAAAAGTATTTCCAATACACGCCGACTCTACAGACAACTTTCTTTTCCATGTTCGAGGAAAAATAAGATGGTTTATTTACAATGAGTTTTACCATAAAGGTATGATGTACAGTCCTCAAAGTGCTACTTTGAAAGAAAGTTTTGTTCTTGACGAAGGTGATTTACTTTACATTCCGAAAGGGCAATATCATAGGGTAGAAACCCTGAGTCCAAGAATATCGATTAGTTTTCATTTCACTGAAAGAGGAAACAAACCTTACATAAGAAATGATTGGTATGATTGGAAGCCGTAGGAGAACAATATGGCAGAACCAAGTAATCAGTTTTCAGGGGATATGTCAAGGAATGAAGTAGAAATAGACCTTAATAAGTTTATGGAACTCGTTACTGAAAACAGTAATCTGAAAGCTGAAATATTAAAGTTAGAAAACGATAAAGAACCTGAGAATCCGTGGCAACGCTGGATTTGGCTATCTTCAATGATAGACGCTTGGAGAATCTTCCCTCGTTTATTTCTAACAGTATACATTGTACTACTCTATAAATGTACAATATGGTTTATGGAATTACCAGAACCTTCAATGGAACAATCAGGTTTGATTAGTATCGTTGTTGGCGCAGGTGCGGCCTGGTTTGGTCTTTACGCTGGTACAGCCAAGGACAAAATCAATAGCAAGTAAACCATGGAGACAATGTGGAAACACTACTGCGAGTGGGTGCGTGATATAGTTTATGCACCCATTGGCACTAAATGTCCATACTGTAAGAAATCACAAAATAATACTTGACATATGGTTATAATTTTAGTATAATATACATATGAAAAATACAGAATACAACGAACAAAAAACAGTCAATATGTGGAACTCAGAAACAAAAGAGTTTGACATATTCCATTACGGAGAGTGCGAACATTGTGGAGCAAAAGTACAGCCAGAGAATGGCGAGTGCCCACATTATAAGTGCTGGATAGCGTAATGAATTTATTTTATTTAGATGAAGACCTAGACAAATGCGCAGAGTATCATGTCGACAAGCACATAGTAAAGATGCCTCTCGAGGCAGCACAACTCTTATGTACTGCGATATGGATTG